ACCTTACAAATAGTGGTCAACTGATGACTCCGTTAGTAGAGGAGGACACTGATTTAAATCCAGTATATTATTTTGTAAGGGTTGTAGATGCTGATAATATTAAATTAGCTACATCTTTAGCTAACGCTGAATCTAGTAGCGATTCAGATCATATTGATATTACAAATGCTGGTAATAATGCTCAATACTTAACTAAACAATATAATCAAGTTTCTATTAAGAATGCTGCTGGTACTAGATTAGATGCTAGCTCTAAGAGAAGTGGTTTAATATTTGAAATAACTACTCAAGGTCAACAAGGCCAGTTAGATACATACCAGACTGATGATAGTGTAAACAAAAATGCTTTCAGTTGTTCATATCAAAGAAATATAACATTATTACATGGTGGAGAAGGTTGGGAGGTTGGTGATACAGCAACTGTATTACTGGATCACGCTAAGACAACTTATAGATATGAAATAGAAATTGAAAAGATAGAAACTTCTCAAGTTAAGGCTACAATTAATAATGGAGTTAATGGTATAGTTAGACCTGAACCTACACCTTTTGATGCTGATACAGCTGTTACAGCTGATAGTATATTAGGTGGTATTAATACTGCTTTAGTTAATACTGGCTTAAGTACTACTATTATAGGTAATGGTATATACATTTTTTCTGATAGTCAAAAGTTTAATATAGATGTAGTAAATAAAGATCTTATGAGAGTAATGCAATCAGAAACTAATAATGTAGGTGACTTACCAATACAGTGTAAGAATGGTTATATTGTTAAGGTTGCTAATGCACAGATGTCAGAGGAAGATGATTACTACTTAAAATTTGCAGGAGAAAATGATGCTGATGGTGCAGGTTCTTGGATAGAATGTGCTAAACCAGGTATTGATCTTAATTTCAATGCAACTACTATGCCTCATATACTACAGAGGCAGAATACTAATCCAGTTAAATTCTTACTTAAAAAAGCTACTTGGGATGAAAGAGAAGTAGGTGATGATATCTCTAACCTTAAACCTTCATTCGTAGGTAAGAAAGTAAATAAAGTAATATTCTATCGTAATAGGTTAGTATTCTTATCAGATGATAGTGTTATTACAAGTAGAGCTGGGGACTTATTTAATTTCTGGGCTAATACAGCATTAACTGTAAGTCCTACTGACCCTATTGATATAGCTTGTAGTTCAACATTCCCATCAGAATTATTCGATGCTATAGAACTTACCGCAGGATTACTTGTATTCAGCACAAATCAGCAGT